CACCATTAGATAGCTCTCAGTTTGTGAGACTTCTCGACAAACGCCTCCGTAGCGTTAGCGAGAGTAAGTATAAGGAATTGCCCAGTATGATTCCGAAACTATACAATACGATTTCCTCAGATAGTGCGTGGGAAGAGTTTTATAGCGTAGGGGCCGTGCCGGACATCCCGGAGTTTAACGGAAAAATCTCTTGGCTCGGTATCGCTCCGGGGTATCACACCAAGATCGAACCCAAGGAATATTCGGGTGGTATTCTTGCAAACCGCAAGATCATTGACGACAAGAAGTACGCTGTTCTCGACAACAGGTCGGCAGGGCTTATGGAGTCTGCTCACAGGGTTAGGGAAAAGAAGGGTGTCCGTCCTTTCGGATATGCCTTTTCCACGGCTTTTGACTACATGGAGAGCGAAGAGGATGTAGCTCTGTGTTCGAGTTCCCATACCACGAAGTCCGGTACCTCTACCTCTTCGGGTTTTGATAATGCCGGCACGAGTGCAATGAGCAAGACTTCTATTGCTGCGACCAGATTGCTCATGCGGAAGTTCAAAAACGATATCTCTGAACGGATTAACGTAGGGGATGACTTGGCGATTGTATGCCCTGACAACCTTGCCGATACCGCCTTTGAGATCGTTGGGACTCCGAAAGGCTACGATACGGCTGCCCAGGACAAGAATATGGACTATGGCAGGTATGAGGTTATTCCGTATCTCCGCCTGGACGACATCGACACTAACAACTGGTTCATGGTGTGGAAGTCTCAGATGAAGAAAGACCTCATCTGGATGGACAGGATTGCTCCTGAATCAAAGAACACCGTGGATTTCAAAACCTATCAGTATATGCAGGCTGTGTACTTCAGGTGTGCGGCTGGCTTTATTGACTGGCGATGGATTTATGGACACGTGGTTTCGTAATAATATCAATAACTTAGCCGTAAGGAGCTATAAATATGGAAGCCCATCAGGAGGCTCCAAAAGTTCTTTCAGATGAGTATGTCGCTGGTTTGTTTGATGGAGAGGGTTGTGTTTACTGCCAAAGACAGTGGATTAAGGGAAAGTATGAAAAATATCCACGGGTTCAAATGCAAGTGAGCATATCTAACACGAACCTTGAGGTTTTAGGTTTGTTAGAAAATTGGTTTGGTGGTGGAATAACATCGAAGGGTAAAAAAAATCTGCCACATTACCAAAAATGTTACGCTTGGCGAGTTATAGGGAAAACAGAACTTTTGAGGTTTTTAAACGTAATCCATCCTCATTCTGTTGTTAAACGGTTTGATATAGAACAGGCGATACGCTTTGCGGAAACTCTTCGTGAGGAAAATTTAGGCTGTTGCCCCTTGTCGTCAGAAGTACATGCTCTTAGGGAAGAAATTTACGAAGCTTTAAAGAAGCGTAAAGACAAGAAACCTTACAAAACCCTCCGATAAAAGGGTTCACTCTCTAATTGGGGGGAGTATCGGCTCCCCCCTCTATATAGTCTTACCGGGATAGTCTGGTAGACTAAAGGAGAAAACATAATGACGATTTATGGAACATTTAAGAAAGCCGGTATTCCCATTATGCCGCCCGAGTCAGGTGGTGTATGGGGACGCCAGTATTTTGTGGATGGAACTAATGGGTCGGATAGTAATTCTGGGGAACAACCCGACAAAGCCTTTAAGACCATCCAAACGGCAGTAACCAAGCAGATAGCATACACTTCTGGTTTAGGTGATGTTATCCGCATATTTCCCGGTACATACGCAGAAAGCATTACGGCATCTGCGTTTGACAATTTAAGCATGGTTGGTTTGGGTGTAAATCCTGATGCGGTTATCGTGGCACCCACAGCCGGGAGTGGCTTAGTAACGGGAACTGATGGAACAGCCGCAGCTTCCATGACTAACTCGCTTATTAAGAATATGACTTGGAGGGCACCGAGTACCAGCAATGTGACATATCCCGCTGTTGTTATTGGATACATGGTTGGTTCGGTCATTGAGGATTGTAAGTTTAAGGGTACTACAACCTGTGCTTATGGTTCCACCAATGGCACTGTAGGCTTGCAGATCAGTAGCAGAACCTATGTGGCTTGGGAATTTCACGAACACAGTAGAGTTAGCCGTTGTGAATTTACCACTAATGCCGGGAGGAACAAAGAACTTAGTTACGCCATTAGAATTGGCACCGCAACCAATACTACCCCTTCTTACAGGGGGTTTAAGTCCATGATTATTGAGGACTGTCTTGTTGGTGCGTATGACACTGGGATTTTGTTAAATACTGGTGCAGCAAGCTGTAATGGCACGGTCATTCGTAGGAACATCATTACTTCTCATCAAGGTGGTGATGGTGTTAATGAAGGAATCGTGTCTGCCGCTGATGATGGTACTGATACCATGTGTCTGATTGCTGACAATAAAATACAGGCAATCTCAGACTGTATCAAGAACTTTGCAGCAGGCAACTGTATGGGTAATATCGTATCGGTTGGTAACGCTACACCTGATACCGAGTACTTTGACGGTTCATGATAACCCTTAACCGTGGGGGTGGAAACACCCCTGCACACATAAGGAGAATAACTCATGGCAACAATAGATCAGATAGCGGCTGGTCTGATAGCATTTAGGGATGAAACCTACAGCAGGCTTACAGCATTGGATGCTAAGATAGATGCACTTGGCGAGTTAGAAACCAAGATAGATGCCGACAGGGTGCTTTATACCAACTGTGTCCACTGCAATGTCAATGGGATGATAGATGGTGACCCTTCAAGTTGTACGGTGTGTGGTGGAACTGGTTTTAGGCCATATGGGAAAACCGGAAAAACATAAGGAGGAATAGCAATGGCAGAATTAACTCAGGAAGAAAAAATCAAAATTAAAAAGGCTGAGTTGGAAGAAGACAAGAAAAAGAAAGCCAAAAAGAAAAAGGGGGTTAAATAATGGCATTAGAAAGCGTTCAATTTTTTGGAGCGGCAGACAGGGAAGGGAAACGCTCTGACGGTAGAATCGCATCGGAATATCCTGGGTGGTATTTTGATGTGCAGTTAGGGGATCTCAAAGAGGAAATAGAGTATAAGCAAGACCAAATCAAGCGGGAGCTTGTTCCCCCGTCCGAGCTGCCTTATATCAAGGAAGAACTCAAAAAACAGGAAGAAAGCCTTGAGCGTATTCGATCAAAGCCTAAACTGAAAGGCAAAGACGAAGAAGAGGCTGGATCTTTCTATAAGAAACTTTCCACGGAAATAAGGGAGTCCATGCCGTCCCGGTCTGAAATGAAAAAGGGTTTGGTCAACGTCCACGAAGAGGCACGGCGGATGACGGAACCTATCATAGACGTGCGGGGAAAAACAAAACTTTTGGCGAATATGGGTATTACGGCTAAAGGTGGAAAGATCAGCCGAACACAGGCGTCAAAGGCGTTCAAGATTTTAGGAAGGGTGCTTGACGAACCCACCAACACGGAATATCTGAGGCGGGACTATAATCACGGAACCTTTCACCAGGAAAGAAGTCTTGAAGAAATGGAGAACTAATGTCTGATGGCAAAGACCTTCTCAGGCGGTTAGAGCAAATCCTGAATGAAGAAAGCGTGGGGACATGGCTTGATGACAAAAGCTCCTATGACTTTCTTTGGGAAGCCGCAAAGGAATGGACGGCAAGAACAAAATGCCTGACCTCCATGTATGAGTTTAAGACGGTAGAGGGTCAGCCAAATTATACCCTGCCTGCCGGATTCTTGAAACTATTCTTAATGGACAAGCAGAATCGGTATTATGTCCGATACACGGATGGTACAGACCATTTTGTGAAGTTCAAGGATTACGAGGATATCATACACGAGAACAGCGTCCAGACCTACGATATTCAGCAAAGCACATTGACGACCTCTGCTACAACCATTCAGGATACGGGGCAGGATTTCGGGGATTGGGAGACCTCATCCGGGGATTCGGTGTATCAGTTAAGATTTACCGATACTCAAGGAAATGAATCTTGGGCATATCTTGGAGAGGCTTCTACAACGACCAACGCAGATGATACCATTGCCGTTTTCACTGATCTTGCAAGGGCTTCTACCGGCTGGAACGGGGCGGGTACTCCTTCGGGTACGGCAAGCCATTACAGGGTTGAAAAAGCCTCATCCGCAGATGTCCCAACGAGTTTTTCTATCAGGGATAAACAAGCCCTCTATTCTCAGATAACCGGCACGGCTACCTCTGACGGGGATGATTCGGCGGGAGAGTGTACCTTGACCGACAGTTCCGGGGTCTTTATCACCACTGACTATGTAAATAAGGGTGACATAATCCATAACACCACAGATAGCAGTGATGGTGTGGTGCTATCCATAACAAGTGCCACGGCTTTAGTCTGTGCCTTGTTCGGTGGAACCGGCAATGATTGGGACAAAGACGATGCCTATGTCATTCAGCCACAGGGTAGGCTTGAGATTTATCTTGACCCGCCTCCATCGGATTCAGGGGACATTGTAAGAGTTGATTTTACAGAAAGACCGGACCCAGTTTACTCTGATTATGGCGTTTATCGGTTCAGGCAACACGCTACGGAGGCCATAGTGAAATATGCTGCGTTTCTCTATAAATATCGTGACCAGGAGCCTAATTTCGGGGATGCGCTCTTTCAATGGTGGGATAGGGCAGTAAGGCAGGAAGCATACAATCTACACCCGGAAAAGAAGAGATCACGGTGGACGGTTAACCTGAAGGCAAGGCGATAATGGGAAGCGTAAAGAAAACAGGCGTAAAGAAATTTACAGACCTTAATTCACAGCCTTTCAGGGGCGGGGCGTACACAGGCAAAGAATTAGCCTTAATCCCTTCTGGTGGTTTCTCAATGGTTCAGGATTTAAGGGCAAGACACCCTGGATTTGAGCAAAGGCCGGGGTGTGCTAAAAAGCATACAACGGCAGACTCTACCAATAAAGTTCTTTCCATGTATCAATTCTCCAAGGGCAAGCGTACAGAACGCCATTTCTTAGCCCAAATGTCAGATGGTGACATTCTTGCCGCCACAGATGCCCCCCCTACCGTTACAACCGGGGCTTTTGGGTCCGAGCTTAAAAGCAATAGCGCAAGCCAGATTCCCGCATCTTGGGGGAATATAGATGATGTCCTAATCCATTCTAACGGTGTTGACCAACATCAAGTTTATGCCGGAACAGCCAATTACGTGAAAGCCTTTGTGAAGTCTGATAGTGATGCGGCTTTACCCAACGTACCGGAAGATGGATATGATTATACGGTAGATGTCACAGACGGTTTGACAACCACATACGCTGATCTTGGTGAATTAGATGTCTATGCAAGCCATGAATGCGTTCTTATCTGTTGCCCGGTTCCGGCAAATAAGCTGACGTGGACATTTGGAACGGCTAACGATACGGCGGCGGTGGGAACCTTGAGATACCGAAAAAGTGATAATTCATGGGCCGACACATCTGAAACAGACGGGACTATCTCAAGTGCCAAAACTTTAGGGCAAGATGGTTCAATGACATGGAGTTCCCCGTCTGACGAGATTCCCTGTCTGATGTTTGGTATTTCAGGATATTGGTACAGGTGGGAAACCGACACACAGCTTCATGCTACGTGTACGGTTACGGGTTTGACCTATGGTAGTGACTTTAACGACCTTACGAACGTGTGGGATGGTGTGCCTGTCCCCGCCATAGAAGCCAGGTTCAATGATGACTCTGCCAGCGTCTACAAACTATTCAGTTATGACACAATCGAAATAGACGAAATGACAGCATCGGACAAGGTATATTTCAATTCGTTTGACAACATAAACGGCTTTTATGTGGACGTAGGAGAAAAACCGAACACCACTGCCGCCACGAAGATTGATGCTGTTTATTGTTGGGACGGGGATGCTTTTGTTACCTGCGACACGATTACGGATGGGACAAATGGTATGGCGAACAGCGGGTGGGTGACATTTGACAAACTTGCCACAGCCGAACCGACACAGTTTCAGACTTCAAGGTATTACAGTTATTGGTATTTTTTTGAAGTAGACAAGACCCTTAATGATGATGTGATTATCTCGATTGAAACCATGCCTACATTTGATATTGCAGAATTGGGCATAGGCAAATGTAATGAGGTATGGAAAGACAGGGGCGTCTATTCATTTGACAGGTTTCCTTCATATATCTATCTGTCTGCCAAAAATAACCTAAATTACTTGAATGGCATTGACTACGGTATCTTACAGGCCGGAGATGGGCGAAGTAATGAAGTTGTCTGCATGAAACGCTTTCACAATGAGCTTATGGTTTGGCAAAAGGAAAAAGGGCGGAACGGGGGTTGCCTGACCTTATTTGAAGGTTATTCCCCCCCGACATTCGGCAAGCTGGTCATATCCTCAAAGGTTGGCACATTCAATGCTAAAAGTGCGGTTGTGGTTGATGGAGTCCTGACTTCCACGGCCACGGAAGAGAAGATAAAGACATTAGCCTTTTTTATCAGTCATTATGGGGTTTGTGTATCGGACGGTAGAACGGTTTCCGTTATTTCCGACAATATTCAGAATTATTTTGATCCCACCTTTTCGGAGTGTATCAGGCGGGGATGTGAAAACGAAATGTGGCTTGACCACGATTCGGGATTTAATGTTTTGAAATTAGGGCTTGTGAGTGGGTATCCCCTTATGACCAGTACTGCTACGTCTACGACCAGCGATAAACTGGTAGACACGGCAGGGGCTTTTACCACACGCAAGGTGCCGGGTAAAGAGGTTGCAGGAACGATAAAGATCGGTGATACGGTAAAAAACACCACGGACAGCACCACGGCTTTAGTTACGGCGATTGATAGTGCTACTACATTGTCTATTGATACAGACATTATGGCAAGCGGGGAGGGTTATCAAATACTGTCCAGCGTGCCGAACGTGTTTCCTGTATTTGATTTAGTGGATAAGGTGTGGAGTTTTGATTTCCCCGCCCAAGAACTATCCTGCCATACTGAAGTGGAAGCCGCAAGTGGGGACATCCCAATTTTGCAGTATGGGGGCGGAACGGATGATGGATTTATTTACAGACTTAACACAACGGCCTTAGACGTAACAACAGCGATTGCACCTTATTGCACTATTGAATTAGACGCAAAAGCCGCTGAGATGTGGCTGAGACGCCTTCTCATTCGTTTTAAGAGTCAGACATCGGGGAATTGCACAATAACGCCATACCGGAATGGAGTGGCGGGGTCCGATACCTTGACGTTAGATATGTCGGCAGAAACGACAAGCGAAGTTCTTAGGCGGTGGTTGGTGGGGGTAAACGTAAAAGATAGCCATATCTCCCTGAAAATAGAGAAGGCTTCCGGTGCTACGGGATTCTATCTCTTGGATTTAGGGTTAGAGATATTTATTACAGAGGGACATTAATGGAAAAGCAAGTCAGATGGACAGAAAAGTTCATCAAGTGCAAAGACCTCAACGAAGAACGGGGCATAGACCCCACCGTTATTAACAAGAGTGGCTTTTGGGATAAACCAAAGCCGATGGATTATGACGATCAGGACAAAACAGCAAATCCCAACAAATAAGGATTACAACCGTAAACCCTATATGTATGGGCCAGAGGGTGATTATCGGGAAATGATGAAGGGTGTGACCGGCAAGGCCATGTTTAACCAAAGGCTTGAGGCTCAGTCAGAGTTCAAAAAGCCTTATTTGTCTGACGAATATCCTGAAATGGAACAGTTTTTCATGCCCCCCTTTCCGAACTTTGCATGGCCGGATTGGATTTGGCCTGACTTTTCGGGGCCAATCCCTGAGTCTACTGACGAAGAATGGTTTGATGCTCACATGCCTGAAGGTTTGCAGGGATGTTCTATCTTTTGTGTGGGCAATGGGGGGAACCGGGAGTGTGGCGGTGTAGTAAAGTGCAAATTCTCACGGTATTATTCTGAAAGGATGGCAAATTGGAGCGTCCTGAAAACCAAGGACGGAATAATCCCGGTTGTTGATCTTGTTCAAAGTGATGATGGGTATTGGAATCTTATCGTAATTCCGAGGGATAGTTGGAATGATTGCGTTCCAAATGGGAAACAGAGTTTTAAGTTAAAGGTAAAGTTAGACCAGGGGAACGGAATAACCTGCACGGACGAAGTGACGGTGTATTGTTATCCGTGTCCCGTTGACCCTGTTTTGACATTCGATGATGATAATACACCTGATACCATTGTTAAGAATAGCCATATTGATGTGTATGTAGCGGGCGGGAAAGCACCGTTTACCTATGTGGTAAGCGGAACGGGTTATACTTGGAATGGTAATGGAGCAGCTTCTTACGAATCCAGCAATAGAAACGAGCAGCTTGATTGTGCAGATGGAGATTGAGGTGCCGCTAAAGACTACGGGCCGGTGGCCTCGTTAACTATAACAGATGATTGTGGGACCGTAGTAACTGCGAGTATTAGAAATGAGAGTGATAGTGATTGGTCTTTGGATTACACAAGTAATGCTTCAGGGGCGAATTGGTGTATTTCTGCAAGCTGTGTCGCTGTAGGTTCTGATACAATTATCGGGGATGAGAGATGGTTGATGAGCAATACTAATCTGTGTGGCTATAACGGATCTCCTTCTTGGGATCAGGCTGATCCCCCCTGTGGTTCGCCTACTGCTTGTTGTAGTGCTGGAGGCTGTAACTGTAGTGGGAATCCAGGGGATTGTTACGTTACGAGTCATAATAAATATACTTGGAAGTGCGTCTAATGTCTATAACAATGAAACAGTTAACAGCAGGTAAGACCGGCAAGGTTCTTCAGGAGTGCCGGAACCTGATAATAAACCTTCGGCAGAACGGCAGGGGCATGGATGAGTTTCTTAAGTATATGGAGGGTTTAGACCTGCATGCAAGACAAAGGGAGCAAGAACAGCAACAATCTAAAGCCGAATACGCAAGGAAAGCCCCGAAATGCCCAAAATGTCAAGGTGTTATGTACTGCTATCCGGTTAATACTGGTCCAGAGGATCAGATAGAGGGCGATTGGAAGTCTTATTGGTTATGCGGCAATCCCGAATGTGGGCATGACATAGATAGTTTAAATGATGTCACAACCGAAATGAAGAAATATGGACTTGGAGGATAATTATGGCAAATGTATATCAGAATCTTGACCCGCATGCTTCTGGATATGTAAGTGGGGGAGATTATCTTGGTTATAACGATTATGGCTATGAACCCGGTCCTTATGATAGCGACCCACCTTCCCGTGCCGATGCTGATATGTGGCCGGATGATGGATATTACGGCTATGAACCTGGCCCTTATGGTGATGACCCCGAACCAGCCGTAGGTGGTGGGGGGGTTGTAAACTCAAGCCTATTTTCTCAAAGTAATAGAGGGGGCTTAAACGCCGCACTTCATAGAACCAATAATAGGTTTGACCCTGCTCGTGCCGGAACCCCTGCCGTAGCATCAAGGGCATCTGGTGGGGGAACATTACGCCGGTATCCAACGGGATCATCCTCAACCAGTATTTCAGAAAACATCATGCCAAGCGGTCCTGTTCCCAACTTGGACTTGCCGGGTTTTGACGCTCCTGAATGGGATGAGGACAAAATATCAGAATTAAGCCGTAAGGCGGCAGGACCGTATGTAGGTGGATTAAGAAGGGGTTTAAACAGGGCTTTGGTGGCAATCCGTAGTTCTGAAAAGAACCCCATAGCACGGGCGCAGATGTACCGGGAAGCGTTAGAAGGTTTTGGTGGTGAGCGTGGATTGGGCGGGGTGTTGGCTCAAGCAAGACGCCAAGGCAGGGCAGAATATGGGCAGCAATATTCATATGAATTTAGCGAGGCTGTGCATGACATAAACCAGCGAAACGCAGAGGCTACCGCTAATTTCAATGCGGCCATGATGGTTTATCAAGCGAAGATGAAAAAGAAAACATCTACCTCAAAATCTATTTCATATAGCGGGGGTAGTGGGGGTGGTGCTATCAATGCTGTTACAGGAGAGCCGGAGGGTGGTACTTCCCTTGGACTTACAACCGGCGCACCACGAAGACTGTCAGGCGGGATGGCTTATCCCGGTGAGTCAATGGCTAATTTCATAAATCAGTAAAAAGGAACGGCTTTTGACAGAGGATAATTATGGGAGAGTGGGGCATGAGGGCAGATGGCACCCCAAAAGGTCAGGGGTATTTTGGGACATTACAAAGGCCGGACGGGAAAGTTTCTACTGAACTATCCATTGGAGTTAATTTTGATGGAAAAGAAGTAGATATACCGGCCCTTGTGCCAACATTATCTCAGGATGAAATAAAATATCTGTTAAACAACGGGAAACCCACTAAGGCCATTGTACAAAAAGCTGTTAGCCATGCAAGAAATAGAATGTCACAGAATAAAAATGTTTTCGCACAAGAGGGAGAACAAATGGAAGAATTGAGTCCGGCAGTCAGACAATTTACCAACAACCCGGCAATGGCGGCTATTACGGCACCAGCCGAGAATGTAAGGCAGTTTACGGATAATCTTGATGATAAAGAACACCCTGAAGATTGGGAATATCTGCCGAACATAAGCCAGAGGAATGATCCCGATACGATTAAGGCAACTGGTGGTGATCGTGCTGAAGCCGCTGTAGGCGGTTATGGATATTCCGGCGACCCCGCCGCAATGGGTGATGCCATAGACTTTGCGAAACGCATGGAGGATACCTATGCGGAATCCATTGCCAGAGAAAAAGCCGAGAAACAGAAAATTATTGATAGTGAACCAGAAGAGTATGACATCCCTGTTTTTATCGAGAGCTTTATCGAAACACACTTTGGCGGTAAAGATCCGAGAACGATGAACCCGCAGAGGATGGCCCTTGCCCAATATGCTCAAGAGGAACGAGCTTTATTTGAAAGTACAACCGGGCTTCAATGGGGTTACGCCCCCAATAGGCAACAGGCAGCTGCTTTTAAGCAAGCCCGTCAAAACCGCAAGTCAGAATTGTTCAATATGTTCAAAGCTGACATAGAGAACATGAACAAGATGCTTGCAGGGGGAATCCAAGCTCTCAAAGACAAACAGGATTATGAAGAGGATGTGCGTAAAGAGGCTACCAGGAAGAAAGAGTTAGAAGAAAGCCGGGTAGAGAGCAAGCGTAGATATGAAGAGGGGAAGGAAGGGAAAGCAAAGGGAAAACCAACAGAGTATGACAAAAAACGACAAGCCCTTGTCGATAGATACGGACCTAATTCTCTTGAGGTTATGAACTTTGAGTTAGGCATTAAAGCAGGAAAAGAAGGGAAAACCTCTAAACTTGATGAACTTAAAAAAGCATATCCCAATGTAGACGATCAAACTTTGATGCGTATTGCAGCTAAAACAATCAAAGTTGTGTCTGACCCCGTAAGCGGGAATACCACTTTGGTTGATATTGGTACAGGTGAAACTATTCCAATGACAGAGAAGGGGGTGAAACCCACTAAGCCTGCAAAAATAGAACCACCAAAACAGACTATTTGGCAACTCTCAGGTTTAGCGACAGGCCCTGTGTCAACCGGATTAGCGGCTGGCTCAGTTGCAACTGGGCTTGTTGGTGCGCCAGTTGCAGAGAAAACATTGTTTGCAAGGCAGTTTGTTGAAGCTGCCCAAAATGACCTTATCCGGTCTCTATCTATTAATCCAAGATTCCCCGCAACCGAAATCAAAAGGTTGCAAAAAGAGATAAACCTTTCTCCGGCGATATTAGACAACCCCAAAATGATGCAACAAAGGATAAAAGCCATAGATACATACTTACGTTGGCGACTTAAAAAGGAAATAAAAACATCACAAAATGTCCAAATGCCCAAAAATAGCAGGCAAAATGCTTTGTCAGCGGCCAATGATATTAAAGCTTTTCTTACTATACTTGGTGCACCACAAGGTCCAAAAGTCGGAACGATAAAGAAGGGATATAGGTTTAAAGGCGGAAATCCTGCTGATAAAAATAGTTGGGAGAAAGTAAAATGATAAACCCTTGGGAAGATTACCAACAAAACGATCAACTTGATTATGAATCAATGGGATCTATTGAATCTGGTCCTTGGGATGAATACAAAGAAGAAGATTCAAACCTTGTGGCAATGCCCTTTGTAAATAAGGCTATTGCAGAAACATTAGGTGCCCCTGTTGATTTAATTAAATCCGGGGTAAACCTTATTCCAGGGGTAGACTTGCCTGAACCTGTTGGCGGCAGTAAAAGCATACAAAAAGGGATGGAATTAATAGGGGCAAGTTTACCCGAAGAAGGACGTGAACCTCAAACTGTTTCAGAGCATATGGGACGGGGACTTGGAGAAGTTGCTGCTTTATTGTCCCCGGTTGGAGCAACCCTTAAAATGGCTTCAGGGGGAACCCGTCTTGTCGGGACAATTGCCAATTCTATTTGGCAGTCTATGGTTAAGCATCCCTATATTACCATGATAAGTGAAGCTACCGGGGGCATGGGGGCAGGTGTGGGGAGAGGTTTGGCGAAAGATGTGGAAAGTCCAACAGGTAAGGCTTTTTCAGAGGTTGGCGGAGGTGTTGCCGGGGGTGTAGCACCATTTGCGGTACTCCATACCCCAGGTGCGCTTGCTCTTAGGTATGGCAAAAGATTCTTGCGGCAAATACAGCTACCCTTTACTGAGAAGGGATCTAAATATAGGGCGGGTGAATATACCAAAGGTCAGGTTGCTAAACTTGGTGAATCCCTTAACAAGCTCCGTGGCGACACAATAAGCGATCTTCCGCCGGTAGTTAAAACCGGAGAGAAACAGTTATTGTCCCTATATAAGTCCTTGTCTGAAGTTGATCCCGTTGCTGATTCTGAAATGGTGGAGGCAATAAGCAAATCAATTACAAAACTTGAGGGTGAGATGAGAAAATTCGGGTATGGTGCACCTGAATTTTTAGCTGAAATGACAAGAAAGCGTGTTGCGGCTATTGAGTTGAAAATGGACAAGAGGATTGCCGAGGCAGTTTCTATGGCACAACAGAAACTTAATCGTCTTCCGATTGCGCAAAGGAAAGTAGCCGAATCACGGGTTGTCAGGAGTGAACTTGAATCAGTTATGAGAAAGGAACAGCGTGAAACACAGAAACTATGGGCAGATGTACCCAAAGACTATGAGGTAGGCATTGATAAAACACGACAAGTTTATGGATCAATCCTTGATGATTTAGCAGATGCCCAAAAGGTTGACATTCCTTTTCCTCTCAAGAAATCTCCAATCATAAAAAACGATAAGATACAAAGGACAACCCTTAAAGAAATGCAAGGACTTCGCTCTAAACTTCTTGAAACATCACGCAAGGCAAGAAAGGACGGGCAGTGGAACAAAGCACGGATAGCGGACGATGTAGCAGATGCTATACTTGAAGATTTAGGAATTGCGGCGGGTATTGCAGATTCACCCGAAGCCGCCACATTGCAAGCAGCCCTTGCAGCTACGAGACAATTTAAAACAAGGTTTGAATCAGGTGTTGTTGGAAAAATCCTTGGGTACTCCAAGTCAGGCGCACCTGCTATTGACCCCGATCTAACACTTGATATCAGCATTGGTAGGATGAAAACAAAAGGTTCAATAGACCTTGAAAAAGTAGTTATCACACAAGACGCAAAAGCAGCCACGGAAAGATATTTAGCGAGAAGTTTCGTAGATGATGTGGCCCCTACCGGGGAGGTCAATGCCTTAAAAGCCGAAAGATGGATGAAAAACAATGAGGCGATTTTAGATAAGTTCCCTGATTTGAGAAGCCAAATATCAGACACGGCTAAAGCACAAGAGTTTGCCAACAAAACCCGTTTTAGTATGGATGCTCGGAAAAAAGCCATGCGAGACCCTAAAATATCTGTATCGGCTAAATTTCTCAAAATTGACGATTTAGATAACACAGTAAAAACCATTTTGAAATCAAATAGACCCGATCTAATGACGAAAGAACTTGTTTTGCAATCTGCCAAAGACCCCACGGGGAATGCTTTTATGGGATTAAAGGGTGCCTTTGTAGATCATATGTTGGAAAAGTCTTATGTTGGTGGATTCAACGATGTCGGCGAACGTACTTTGTCTGGCAGAACCTTATTGTCTATTATTAACAACAGCAAGGTTGACGCCTCATTGAAACATTTATTCACACCCGAACAAATAACAAGGATGAGAAGTATAGGAAAAGAGCTTGCAAAAGTAGATGCTTTCCGAGAGAGCAAAGGGAATAAACCCGATATAGTTATGAAAGATATAGCGTCTACCGGGTTGAGTTTTTTATCAAGAATGTTCGGGGCAAGATTAGGTGGTAGAATGGGCAAAGAATCTGCCGGTGGTAGCTTGCAGATGGCACAGATGTATTCTGGCGCTGCTAAGAATATTTCTACAAGATTAACAAGAGATAAGGCTGTGCAAATGGTCCATGATGCGATTTTATCTAAAGATCCCAAATTGCTTCAAGCTTTATTGTTACCGATGGATAAACCTGGAAGGGCTAAAGTAAATATGGCAATTCTTAACAAGAGAATAAATTTGTGGTTAGCAGGAACAGGCAAAAGAATTTTAGATGATATTGAAAATAAAAAGGAGGAAAGACAATGATAATCAATGAAGAATTGGGCGATGCGGGAACTTATGAGGCTTTAGCCCCCACGACTTCGACGGGTATTACGGCTTCTGTCCGACACCCCACGTCAGGGAAGCACAAGGGAAGGATGGCAAGGGCGGCCTTGATCGTGGTCGAGACAAATGCTGTCAGGTTTCGGATAGACGGGACTGCCCCGGAAGCGGCAACCGGAACGCCTATCGAGGCGGGACAAAATACTACAATAACCGGCGTAAATAACGTGAAAAATTTTCTCTGTATTGATACGGCGGCTGGTGCATCGGCTGTTCACGTTATGGTATATTTCTAACAGGAGGTAAGAAAAATGAAACGATGGATATTGCTATTTAGCATACTACTGCTTATGGTTTGGCCTGCTACCATAGCTGTAAGCTCTGGTATTGGTGGTGGTGGGATACATGGATATACAAAAAGCCCAAAGTTTTTTGATATTGAGCTGTTGAATTGTAACGTAAAATATTTACAGATTACTGATAACATCGAGACTGAGATTGCGGCGGCAACAGCTGGGGATGTTTTGATACTTGCTGCGGGAACTTATACCATTACTGACGATATTGACATTGCCAAAGCCATTACCCTTATCGGTCATGGGAGGGGAGCTACGTCTATCGCCACCGTGACAGACAGTAAGAACGTCTTTCATGTTACGGCAAGCAATGTAGCGATTAACAACCTGTCCATTGATGTGACTGCCAGTGCGTCGCCTGGGGTCAGGATTGACGGTACTGGCGGGACGGTCTTGACCGGCATTTACCTGCGAAACTTAGAGATCACCCTCAACAGCCACGCCGGTACGCAACACGCAATCCGCATAGTTGACGCTTCCGTTGAAGTGTTAAACTGTGAACTAACAGCCACGTCTACCAATGCCGCCGCAAGCGGTATCCATGCGGAGAACGAATCTACAGCGGAGGCTGATACGGCAGTCCACATTCACCAGTGCTATTCCACGGTATCAGGTGCGGCTGATACTGCGGCTGGGTTTGAGGTCGTTGATGATTCAGCGGATAAAGATTGCACACTAAGCGTATTTAATTCTCATTCAGTTGTAACAGAGGGTGCGGCTTGTACAAGCGGTGGTTTAGCTGCTTATGGTGGGGCCGATGCTATTGCTGTTGCTGAAAATTGCTGGTTTGATGCTACTGATTATGACCTATATCAAGCCAATAGTGCAAGTTTGACTGTGAGAAATTGTACGCTTGATGATAATTCTTCAAGTGGTACGATAACAGACGATGGGACTATAATTACAGAAGGCTTGGTTGCTGGAACCGCTGACATAGATCGGTTAAAGCTCGATCAGAGCGTAGCAACACTAAGTGCTAACAAAACGCTTGTTATAACCGATATGGTGGTACAAAAGCTTGATCCAAATGGTTCTGACAGGGATGTCACGCTACCCGCTGAAGCGAGTTCAACAGACCTATTGTTTATTATATTCAATATGGCGAATGGAACGGGGGAAACACTAACCGTTAAAACTGATGCCCCTGCTACGTTAGGCATACTTGAACCGGAGATGGTGGGGATATACCATTGTGACGGCACGACCTGGACAGGCTTTAAGATGTTGCCTGACGGTGACGAGATTATCGTGGACGGTGTAGCGGGAACAGCTACTATTGCAAGCCTGGTTGCAACCACCGCAGATATTAATGCAGGTACAGTTGATGCTACCATAGGCGGCACTACTCCGGCAGCGGGGAGCTTTACCGACCTTAACCTTGGGGCTGCAAACACAGGCACGGTGACTCTCACAGGTTTCCATGCCGCCAATCAGACGCAGACTGGAAACATCACAAGTGTTAATGGAAACAATCCTGTTGTTCGCAAAATGTGGGCTTATATCAGCACAGATCCTACAGCGGATACCAATGAGAGCTTTAGGTTATCAGTCTATAACTCTGATTCCATGACTGAGGATGAGTTGATTAAAGACTGGAGTTTTAATCTTACCTATACCGAGTTCAACGGGGAGGCGGCAAGCGGTACAACTACCTTCACAGTTGACGACATTGCAGGATTGGTTAAATACGACCTGGCTCGGTGTCTTGGTGGGACAGCGGAGAACTTGAGGCTTGATGATACTCCGTCTGGAACGAGTGTCTATATGACGGAATCAGCCAACACCCATGCAGATAATAGTGGTCTTGTGAAGATATGGGAGTATACAGATGCTTTTCAACTATATGATGCTGATAGCTCTAATGAGATCCATATTAAACTTGAAGCATTGACTGCTTTGACTGCTTCAACTTCCATTGTTATTTATCTGGAATATCAATAAAGGAGGTCAATATGTTTAAGAAACTAATAATTACAATCCTGATCGGCCTCCTTGCCTATCCTCCCTTTGCCTTTGCAGGCGGGATATTTGACAGCAAGACATTCCCCGGCCTTGAACCAGAGACCTATGATTCCTGTTTCTTCTACTGGAATCAATCTGATACCAGGATGTATGGGGATGGTTCTGAGATGATCGACGGAAGCGGTGGCCGGAACTTTGGTGAGCAGGGGACAGGGGCGAAGCAACCAGGAGAGTATGCTACCTATCTGGACTTTGACGGCACTGACGATTTCATGTCACAGGCTGTCATTGCCTCTCACACAGGTCTGACTTCTGCAGATTCTCGATGCTCCTTTGTCACAGACCAATCATGGCTTGCATGGAAAGACCTTGACTTTTCAGATTATGCCTCTACGGCAGGAACCTATGAGGTAGTTGTTGAGGACTCGGCAGGCAAGAGGGCGAAGGGGTATTTGAAAGCTGTTGGTGGCGGGGAGACTTGGGGTGTTGAGGCGTTAGACGACCCAGGGTTCAGTGATGCTGGTGAGTGGGACGACACGGATGATAATATAACTCAAAACGCAGGCGCCGGAACTGTTACATGGGATGGTCTTGGGGCGGGAACACTGAAGTCTATAGATAGCCCGTTTACTGTAGGTAAGCTATATAAGATAGTCTTGGTTATTGATTCTATAACAGCAGGAAGTATTTATTTGGCAAGCGGTGGGGCATTTGCTGGTTCAGACTACCCTGTTTACACTACAGCTGGAACAAAGACATTTTATGCGGTTTGTACCGCCGATTCTACTGCCAATATTAGGGGCAGCGCAACATGTGATGCTGTAATAAGTAATATTTCGTTTAAAGAGGCTGCCGACTGCGCCGCCACCGGAGTACACGTCACGACTACCCCAGGAGGTGCTACCGAGGGTTGGGCAACAGTAGAAACAGGCTTTGACTACAACGACATCACAGACATTGAGATCCGCAAGAGTGCTTTCTCCGTGACAGGGGATTTCAGCGGGTTTGTGTTGGTCAGGCTGGATGATGGTCAACCAGCTTCCGATGATATGTTATTTGGCAAATGTGAAAGCGGTGTATCTGCCTATTATGCCCGTATAGACACGGCAGGTAAAGTACGGATTGGCGCAAGTAATGATGGAGTAGTTGACGACTATTTTATAACTGATGCGGCTGTCTTTTCTAATGGTCAAACAGGATGGAAGTTAATCGGTTTCTCTTATGACGCTTCTGCATCGAATATAGACGTATTCGTCAGTGGTTCTGAAGTTGCCAGCACGGAAGTTGGAGATGTCTCGACAGCTATATATGCCGCACCAGAAGCATTTTCTATTGCTGCTGAAGAAACGGGGGCAGGTGGACTTTTAGCAGGTGACATAGCTGCCCTTGCACTATTCAATGATGTCCTTACGGCGGCGGAGCATCAACAGATTTACAATCAGCTAAAGCGGAGGTTTGGCTTATGAGATATTTAATTGCCCTATTGATATTGGCATGGCCTTCAATTTCCCTTGCGGACACCCTTGTCTTGATTCCCAAAGTGCCTGATAAGCCCAAAATAGACCTGGTTGTGGACAAAGAGAAGGGGACTGTAAGGGATTACACGGATAAGGAATTGCTTCAAGTTGCTAAATACGATGCTCGTAAGGTCAATTTCAACAAAGCCAAAACAGAAATAGGCAGACCCCTATCCGGTAATTATCAACAGCTAATTGATAGCAGAGGGCCGGTATGGAGCAAGGACGGGATTGACTATTCTTTGTCCTGTTTCTCTGACAAGAAGCGCATCAAAGGTAAGATTGCCGTTAAGAATGCAGAGGCTATTGTGGTCGATACTTGTAAACTCTCGGGGACCGAATGGCTGAGAAAGAACGGATATAGGGAGATGAACCGTGGGATTTTGGAGCGACCTATTCGTTAGTTGGCCCAAGCGACTACCAGAGGGTTATGTTAAGACCCTTCATGTTGGTCGCATAACTGTGTTCCTGTGCGGAAAGAAGCACCCCGTACTGGACAAACAAGGTCGTGCGGGTGCGGTTATCTGGTGCAATAACTATGTATTCTTGCGGGGTTACAGACGCAGGGACGGTAAATTAACGATCAAGCCTAAAGACGGATGGAAGGTAGCGGGACATGAGTTTCAACACCTCTTAAATTACGCTGACAAGGAAATCATAAACCCTGACTTGGAGATGTAATGGAGTACACACTTGGCAAGATATTCGCAGCACTCCCGTTGGGACATTGCGCTCTATTAGCTCTGGTTTTAGTAATATGGTGGCTCCTGAAGGCAGCCAGGCGCAAGGATGAGATATTAGTTGACCTTGCACAGGGTAGTGAGGAACGTGGCACTGTGATGGGAGAACTGGCACAGAGCATGTCAGGGCTAAAAGATGTAGTATTGTTATCTCTTAACAGGGGGGGCCGCCCATGACAGTTAAAAGTCTCCTAAAAATACGTCCGGTATTTACAGGTTTAGGAGTGACGCTCCCGACCGAAATTGAAGCTCTTAGGATGAAAATACGAGCGAATAATCTACGGGATGCCGAGACAGCATCTAAAGCTAAGAGAGTTACTCTTGAACTACGAGAATTAGTCAGAACCTTGAACCTGAATGGAGATGAATAGTGGATATTTGCCTGATACTATATGCTTTATTGGTGATAGTTTGTTCGGCTGGTCTTGTCTTTTGCCACAGGCGTCCATATTTATGGCTTCTTTTTATAGCCTTATGGATGCATCATTTGGCTAATCTTAATGCAAGAATATATCGAGATATTGACCCTGTTTATTATTATCAGATTATGGGTATGTGGTTCTGGAATGTCAGGCTTATACCGGAACTGATTATGATAGGCTTGGTAGTGGGACACTCGATCAAGAGTGGATACTGTAAGGGTGAGGAAAAATGACAGAGCAGGAAATTAAAGAACTTGAATATCTCCGTCATGCTATTCGCAACGGCACGACTAAACTTATGGGATTACTCAAGGAAGCTGAAAACATTGTAACTGCTATGGGAGTGGCGGTTAGGTCATTCCGGGAAAGTAACGGATATGATAAACCCAACGGGAAAACCGATCAGGAATGATAGGGGCGGTAACGGTCACTTTTCTGCAAAGAGGGGGGACAGACTGCATAAGGGGTCTGATTTCGGATGTGAGGTCGGGCAGTCGGTTTTAGCTGTGATTTCGGGCAAGCTCAATCGTGTGGTTTATCCGTATACGGGTGATGCTCAATACATGGGCGTGGAGATTGTTAGCAGTCTATTTATTGTCCACATCCTATATATAATCCCCGAATATAACCTGATCGGGACCACGGTTAATCAGGGGGATATCGTTGGGTATGCCCAAGACATTTCTCTGAAATATCCTAAAGTAGAGCCGCACGTTCATGTAAATACTTATCTTAATATTGAGGTGTTCTTATGAAAGCCTTACTTATTACCTGTTTATTCTTCTTGTCGGCCTGTGCAACATGCCCTGAGTGTCCCCCATGCCCTCCGGAAAAGGCTTTCTATCCTATCGGCACACCCTACGGTATTATTTTTGGTCAAATGGCCCCTGGGTATTATGATGATAAAGATAACTGGCTGACGGAAGAGGAATACAAAGAATACATGGAAGATGATGATCTTAAAATCTAATTTCTGGCAGATGTCGCTATCAGGATAAAAGCACTTAACAAAAAAATGGAAGTGATAATCTCTGACAAGCGGCATTTGCCGGGATTCTAAATTGTGGTTGAGTTAGATGGAGGGATAAGATGAAAAAATTAATGCTGTTAATATTCATGTCCATACTTTTGGCCGGTTGCTCAACAATATCCTATGGGGACTTCACTTATACCCGGTGGGGCGATCAGTCGATACAGGGGCTTTCTGTAACGAAGGATGGGGCTAAAATTATCGTCAAGTTAGACAGCCAAAAGTCTGATGCGGAAGCCCTGATTGAAGCCCTTAAAATTATAAACGCTCTAACGGTAGCCAAATAATGTCGAAATACATCACAAAACTAAAGGCCAAAATCCTTGATAACGGCAAGTGGCAACTTACCGAACCCTTGATCTATGATAGTGATTTGGTGGGCCGTATCTTTGTCCCAACCAATTTTATAACCGACTTTGCCAGTGTCCCCAGGATACCCATTATTTATGCGATGGTGGGAAATTGTTCGCACAGGGCGGCGGTTTTACATGATTATCTTTACCGAAAGAAGGCAAGTGTAAAAGTCTCACAAACCCAAGCCGACGCTGTGTTTCGTGAAGCTATGGGAGTCAAGGGTGTATCCTGGTGGCGTAGGTGGCTGATGTGGGCGGGGGTCAGGTTGGGGGGCTGGACGGCTTATAAAAAGAATTAGCCGACTTTCATCGCACACGAAAAGCAAGATTGCAAAAGGCAAAGAAAGATTAGTATCGCTATTAATTGAGAAGCATCTTTAATGCTTTTCAATGCCCCTAATATCTTCTCCT